CCGTAAGGGGCACCATTCGGATTGATTACTACCAGAGGACCAGTAGATATGGCCATCATCGACTCTTACCTCCACTATACGGATGGGACTAACCGTCCCGTTCGTCGGAGAAAGAGAATCATCGAAGGTACTAGGGACTTTGTCCCTACCGGCACCATGGGCGGGCTTTCTGGCCCGTTCAAGGCAGGCGGCATGCAAGACACAGTTGATCGTGTCTCGTTATGGGGTGAAGCGGCCGAACTCGATCGCATACATAAACGCCCAAAAGGCGAGCGATTGATAGACCGCTTTGACTTTGGAACTCCGTTCTATACAAGAACGACTTCCATCGCCGGTCCCGTTCTGCTTCCAATCGAAGACAGAGTGGGAACCCCGAGTTATACCTTTGCTGATCCCTATATTTATCCGCATGTAGACGCGGCCCAGATGGGTTTGCAATTCTACACGCAAGCTGCCAACCAGTTGGCGGCACAGGGCGATGTGGGTGTACCGGACTATGCAGTTCTTAATGCAGCCGGTGCTCACGGAATCGCGGAAACGCTTCCGTCCGTCCCTCCTGTCAGTGTTGCCCAGACTCTGGGCGAGCTGCGGGAGGGTCTTCCTAGCTTGATTGGACGAGAACTGTGGAAACACAAGAAATTCTCGTCTCTCGGTAGCGAATACCTTAACTACGTGTTCGCTGTCGTACCTCTGATATCCGACATGGCAAACTATGCAAATAGTAGTAAGTCCACGAAGGAGTTTAACGATCGGTTAGCCCGTAACAACGGGCGAGCCATTCGTAGAGGTTTGACGCTAGGAGATACCCAGTCCGTTGTTGAGACTTCTTTCAGCAACGGTTTTCCTTACCCCTCACCTAATGGGGGTCGGAACTGGGCTACTGGTGCCAAGGGGCTGACTACCACAACTTCAAATAAATTGTGGTTTTCAGCTAGGTATAGAGTTCAGATGCCGCCCGTTTCGGACAGCTTCTTCTCTAAACTGAAAGAAGGGATGGACGCCTATGGTGTCACCCCTAATGCCATTACAACATGGCAGCTAACCCCTTGGTCTTGGCTCCTTGATTGGGTCGTCAACTTTGATGATCTGTTTACCAACATCTCTTTCATTGGTAGAAAGGGAGTCAGCCTGCAGTACGGCTACGTGATGGCCACCACTACGGTAAACCGGAAATGGTGGTATCACGGTACTTATAAGCCGAATGCGCAAGGTAGTTCCGTGCCGCTCTCCTTGGAATTTCCGTGTCAAACGGTTACCAAGCAGAGGGCGAAGGCTACACCTCTTGGGTTCGGAGTCACGTACGATGGACTCACGAACAAGCAGAAATCAATCCTCGCGGCACTAGGAATTTCACGCCTAGTGTTTTGAAACCATGTCGGTCTCACAATCCCGTGAGGTCGTCAACTACTGTTTAGGAGTTTCATGCTTACCGACCCGCAGACTGTCACAATTGACAGCGTTGCTTATCCAATGCCCAGGATTTCCATGGGCAATCTGCAGTCCCAGTTCGCAACCGCCGATGGCGGTTACAAGCTGCGGATCGCGCACACGGTGTCCAATCGTGAGCGCTCAGTGGTTCGACTCGATGCTGCAAAGCTCGGTGTCGATCCCTTGCAGAGTGCACTTTCGAAGCCTTACAGCTTCTCGGTGTACACCGTCATTGACCGGCCCCTCAATGGTGCCGGTTGGACTGACGCGGAAATGGTGAAGATCCTTACTGGATTCAACACCTACAGCGCGACCGCCGGACTTTGGGCCAAGATTCTCGGCCTGGAGTCGTAGCGGCGTGGGTGGGCAAAGGTGCGATAGGAGCTCTGCTCCTAGCGCGCTTCCCTTTGTCCTTGCGGGTGTGACCCTTGCTAGCGTAGCCATCCTTTGGGGTGGTTTTTGTTTCGCAATTGGGTTCGTACTTGCACGGTAAGTCTGAGGACTCGCCAGCCTATCATCACTAAGGTGACGATGAAAAGCCTGACGAAACTCTGGCAGTATGCGGCACTTGATTGTGCTGCAATGTGCTCAATCCGAATCGAGCGAGATTACCAAACGGTTCTCGCTCGCGTCAAACATGAAGGGTTATCGTTTCTTACGATGACTCTTCCAAGCTTCTGTTCAGACTTTGAGTTAGCTCTGGACAGAGGCTATGTGGGCTCCGACCTGTTCCACGGATTCAAGTGGACAGGGGGTCTCCCGGCATTTCTGTCGGGTTTCCTTAGCCTTGTGTTTGACAAAAGCAGCGGTTTGTTACAACCATCTGCGAGTGTAGAAGCTATCGCATCCGTGCGACAGCTGTGCCTCCTTTTCAAGAAAATTGAGATGGAATGCACGCCTAGGCGTAAGGCCGCGGCCATCACCGCATATGAAGAATGTGAGGATGACCTTAGACGCGTATCTGAGAAGTTGACGCCGGCAGACCTTCAGCTGTTGGCTAAACAAGCTTGGATTGTCTTTGGCGACGTATTTGATGCGTTGAACAAAGATGTGGAAAGCTTTGAGCTTTCGCCTCGTCACGGTCCTGGCGAAACCGCGGATAAACTCCGCGCTAACGCCAAGTTCAGTCAGAAGGAATGGACGCAGAGAATGGAGACGATCTTTCCGTTCTCTCACTACGTCCTTCCCCGCGTAGGGGTCCTTTCCGACTGGCCCGTAAGTCATCTATCCCCGGAACAGGAACATCCTGCGAAGGTTGTTCTTGTTCCTAAGACACAGAAAACTCCACGTGTCATCGCTGAGGAACCCACTGCATTGCAATACATGCAGCAGGCCCTTAAGTGCCGACTCGTGCCACTTCTAGAACAAGACCCGCTCTGCGGGCCCCTGGTGGGTTTTACCCACCAAGAACCGAACAGGCAACTAGCCCGTCGGGGTTCTCTAGGAGAAGGAATCGCTACCTTGGATCTATCCGAGGCAAGCGACAGAGTTCTCAACAGCGCCGTCCTTGCTATCCTGTCTCCCTGGCCGTCTCTTTCTGAGGCGGTTCAGGCATGTCGGTCGCAAGAAGCGTTACTCCCCAACGGAAAGAAGCTACCGTTGGTGAAGTTTGCGTCTATGGGGAGTGCTCTCTGTTTTCCGATGGAGGAGATTGTTTTCCTTTCAGTCATACTCCTCGGAATGAATCACGGAAAGCCGCTCACTCGGCCAGAGGTTTTTAACCTCCACGGTCGAGTACGAGTCTACGGGGATGATATCATCATTCCTGTGGACAGGGTTGAAGATTGTGTCAAGAGCCTCGAGGCCTACGGCCTTAAGGTTAACCACACTAAGTCCTTTTGGAACGGTAAGTTCCGTGAGAGCTGTGGTGGTGACTTCTACGATGGCGAGTGGGTTACACCCGTCAGAGTGAAGAGCCTCTTTCCACAATCGCGGCGGGATGGTGCGTCCATTGTGTCTACAATGGAACTGTGCAACCGTCTCTATGAGAACGGTTATTGGAAGGCGTCGAGATTCGTTCTTGATGTTCTCCAATCTATAGGGATTGGCCACACGGTCGTCCCATATGGCACTGTCGCAGTCGCACCAATCACTTTTCAAGAGCCGACGCGTAACTACGTATTTGACAAGGACCTCCATCATTGGAAAGTCCGCGTCCACGTGGTTCATGCAAAGGCTCCTTCGAGTGTATTGGATGGACTGCCCGCACTAATGAAGTGTTTCTCAGGGGACTACTCTGCCCCAGAAAACGAGGGACACCTCAGTCGTGCCGGGAGGCCGCGCTCCACGCATGTGAAACGCGGATGGGCGAGAGTTGAGCTTAGAGCTTGACTCTCTTATAAGGAGTAGAACCTCCTTGTAGGGTG